AGCGTTGAGAATACTTGGTGCGCTGATTGCGCTTACATTATAGACCAGAGATGATGCTGCGAGCTTAGCGAACACGCCACAGACAGTATCTTCAATGCCGTTTAGGTTTCCTTCATTGTCAAAAAGTGGCACTGTCATGATGATCTTAAAACTAGCCATTGGGCTAATGCCAATGTGCTGATTGTTACTTGGCGTGAGATAAGGATCGTTCGGTGACACAATCACAGAGTTAGCCAAGACTGTTGCTGGTGGAAAGGCAAAGGTCTGCCACTTAGCGTTATCGACTAGGGCGGTGGCTAATGTGGTGCGAAGGGTAGTTATCGATACTAGAGGCATTAGCCCACCATTGAGCGAGGGTCTAGCGCATGAGAAACCAAGCCCCGTATCTTCGCCAGCAGTTGCGCTGACATCCGATATGGGGAAGGCTGGAAATCGACTGCGTTACTGCCTGAAAGGGTGGCTGTACGCGCTTGCCAGATTTCGACAGATATCATTAAAGCTGCTTGCTGGACTGCTGTGTCAGTTGTCCAGTCTGTGTATGTTCTAGCTGTAACTGTTGCGAACGGGTTAAATGGGTGAATTGTGGCACTGGTTGTGTGTGTGGTTGTAACTTGTATTTCTTTGCCAGATATATTATTGACAGTCTTAGTGCCGTTAAAGTTTGCACCTGCGCCAGAGATAACTATACTCTGACCTAGATAAAAGATTTCTTCTACATTCTCGTCAAATACTAAAGTGCCCACAGTTAAATCATTAAAATGTGCTACTGCAAAATATTTGTTAGCCCATAGCATAGGAAGTAGGACTGCGTCTGCCGCGTCACACACTTCCTGCAAGGTGGCATCTGGATACAGCGTACCGACTCCGAGTGTTGATCGGAGTTCTGCAACTGTTGTGAGTGCCATTCCTTTTCCTTTCTAAAGACTCTAGGGAGTCAGAGGGCTACTGACCCCCTAGAGCGACTTAGTGTGTTACTTGATTATGCTGCGTTGAAGCGGAAGCATCCCGCATCGATCTTTGTAGCAACTGCTCCATAGCCGTAGTAACCTACTTCTACCTTGCCTGTGCCAACCTTGTCCACGCGAAGCTGCAAGCGTGGTGATTCGTACCATGTGTATGAATCGCGGTTTACAACCATGATTGTGTTGTCTCCAGCTGCGCCGCCTAGTGAATAATCTACATAGAGATCTAGACCTAGAAGTGATCCGCGAAGTGAAGCTGCGCCGATTGCACCCATGGCGTTCATTGGTGAAGCCGCTGTCAAAATTGGACGCTTTGTTGTGTCGTTAAGTGCGATCAGGTTTGCCCACTGTGTAGGAGACACGATCACGCCTGTGGCGAACTTAAATGTGTTCGCGTAAATGTTTGACGCTGCGCGAGCAACGAATCCTGATAGCTCATCGCCATCCCACGGAAGTGTGATTGCAACTGCATCAAGTGAGCCGTAAGTTGCCAACTCGCTTAGTACATACTGGTTAGTTGCCTTAGCGTAAGCATCTGCCATGAGTGATTGTAGCTCTGCAAAAAATGCTGGTGATGTACGATCTAGAACTTCAACATTAAATAGTTGCATTCCTGCAAACTTCTTAACATTAACATCTAGGTATTCGATCTCAACCTCAGTATCTGAGAATGCTGCGCCTTCTGGTTCTACTTCTACAGTTGGAGCAACTTTAACGCGTGGAATCTGGAACTTCATTCCTGCATCTGGAAGTGTGCCTGTTGAAATGGCATCAATGGCTGCGCGTGTTGCTGTTGTCTTGCCGTTGATGATCTCTGTTAGCTGACGAGTAGGAACAAGACCTGCTACATCTGTTGTGTTTGTGTCTGACGCTGCTAGTAGGTACTGACGAGCTGACTCATCACCGAACTGTGCGCGTACTGTGTTCTCCAAATATACTTCTGGAGCTAGGTTAATGCGTGGCTTTGTGTATGACATCGCCTTTACTACTGGTGCAGAGGCTTCGACTGCCGCAGCCTCTACGGGTGTTGCTTCAACTGTAGGTGTGTTTTCCACGGCTACTGTCTCGCTTTCTGTTGGTTGGTTTTCTTCAACAGGGATAACTTCCTCTGCTGCTATCTCTAGAATCTGAGCAGACTTGAAGGCTGGCTCTGTAACTAAAGAAACTTCTTTTAACTTTGCTGCTGTCACGACTGTGTGTCCTTGGCGTGATGGCTTTGATGCAAGGATCTCTGCGCCGATTGACAAACCAGAAACCAAGCCTTCGCTTGCCATGATCATCGCGTCATTACCGCCTGTGCTGCGACTAAGCTTGAATGTTGCATAAATGCCATCTTGGCGTGTCTCTGCTGCCGTCATACGACCAACAGGCTTCTTCATGTCGTGCTGGCTAAATAGTTTAATCTTTGAGACATCTTCAATGTCAATAGATCCAGCCTCGAATACATAAGCTCCAAGATTGGTGTTACCAATCTCGCCTGTACCCATAGGCACGATCTTGCCAGAGATTTCTCTGCGTTCTTCTGAGCATTCGATTGACGATGCTTCAATGTATAAAGTGTCCATTAGCCTTCACTTCCATTAGGTGTTAGATCTTCCATTTCCATAGCTTGCTCTGTGGTAATTAACCCAAGTGCCAGCATTTTTTCAAGTACAAGCAAGCGTTCCATTGGTTCAACGCGTAGGAAGCTTGAATCTAGATCGAACTTTACATAGTGACCGGCAGTAGAGATATCATCCATGCTAAGACGCTGTTCGATTGCAGAAATGTATGGCTGAAACGCTAGTGCTACTAATTGTTTTCTTTCATCGATAATGTTTGCATATGTCATCGATGTGTTCATGTCTGCTGACAAATAGTAAGCAGGAACGCCACATAATCTAGAGATTTGAGTGGCTAATCCTTGAATTGCGTCCTCGTACATCATGTCTTTAGGACTAAAGCCGATATTTTGCGCTTCTAAAGTAGATGTTAAATATGCCGTTGAACGATTCTGACGAGCTGATTTCCATGACGCTAGTAAACCTTGAACTTCCATAGGTGGAAGATCTGCTCCAGTATTTTTTAAGACTGTGGTAGCCATCGGAGTCTGAGCAGCTACAGCAGCAGCCTTCTGGATGTCGATTGCTGCCTGAATTGTTAGCGCACCTGTTGTAAGTATGCCTTCGTTAAATGATTGAAAGGTAACAAGAGATCCAAGACCAGACATAGGACGCGGGATTCCATCAACGGAATACTGTGTCACATAATTGCCATAAGGATCTACTTCTTGTGTAACGCGAGTGTTAGCAACCCACTCAAAGACTGAGCCTCTGCCATCTTCCTGATAGGTTTCTGTAATTTCGAGAAAGGCTTGACCAAAGAATAGAAGGCTATCTACCAAGTAACTAATAGTAACGAACTGTGGTTGATGCTTTGAGAGTTGATGAATCCAGCGGGGTGCTGCGATGTCTTCGCCTGTTGATTTCTTTTTATACTGTAGCGGAATAGATCCGACTGTGCAGAGAAGATCGCGGCATCGCTTAACTGCTGGAACTCCCATAGCTGCATGGCGGCTAACAGCTGGAGAAAAATAATAGTTGGACGCGTAGAAAGCATCGCCCATAATTTGAGGGGCAGCTTGTGCCTTTAAGATTTCTGGCTTACGCGAAAAGATACCCATAGACAGAAATTGTAGCATTTGTCAAGCAATTAGACAATGTGATAGGGCGTGTCTAAGTATATATCTGTGGCTTAGGTGCAGGGATCATTAACTTACTTACTACCATCGCCAGACCAATCGGAGCAGAGATGTCTCCTGCTGACTTGCGCTTAATAATGCGCCACGCGCTGTCATTGACTTTTGCTGCACAGTTATTCATCTGTTGAATCAGCTCTTGCTGCCCGTTATGGACTACGCGAGCATTGACCAAGCCTTCTAATAGATCTCCACAGGCTTTATAGAATTGCTGACCTGAAACATCCTCGACCATAACACCTGCATTGGCTAGACGATCTGCGATTGTCTGGGTAGCGTACTTGTCATAACAGACTAGCCGTGGCTTATAAATGTCGCACCACGCCTTTATACTTGCCGCCATCTTTAGCTCATCGATTGCAACCTGAGATGTGTAAGTCTCTAAGATCCCGATGCCAATCCTCCCATCTGGGAGTAGCTGTCCTGCGACCAATGATCCGTTCCTGCGTGAAGGACTGACATCGAAACCGAATACAGTATAAGCCCCAGCAACCATTTCTAGTGTGCTATCCGATGTATCTTCTAATACGCCATGAGGCCATGGACTACTTAGTGAATCAATCCATTGACAAAGAGTTTCCGTACGCGTGTTCTCAATCGGCGAAGTAGCAATCGCCTCTTCAATCGCCTCTTCTGTAATGGTGTATCCCAAAGAGGGGTTAGCCAAAGCCCATGCATCGCGATCAGTTATCTTGCAATACTGTGGTGCTGAGTATTCATAGAATCCAAAAGACTTTGGCGGATAGTCAATAGCTCGCTCTCGTAAGTCGTTAAGGACAGTGCTGAAAGCGTCTCCTGCATTAGAGGTAAGAAGCGTCTGAGAGTTTGGATGAGCTCTAGTCGTAGGAGTAGCAGCTCTAAATCCATCTTCTGTGATCTCTCGTATTTCA